AGCACTTTATTTGGGGCTACTCGAGCAACAAACATTGAAGGCTTACAGGTAGTACCTGATGAGTTGGAAGGGTTTGAGTACGGAACTGGGTTTGGTGCTGGCGACGCATCTGTCGAAGAACTCCAACAGATGCTTGTCGATCAGGGATACAACCTCGGTTCGTTTGGGCCGTTGGGTGACGGTGTTGACGGTGCGTGGGGAAATGTCAGTCAGGCAGCGTTAGACGATTACTTAGGTAAACGAGAATCGATCATTGAAACCAACTCGGGCTTGGGCATATTGACGCCTCCGACCAGCATCGTCCCCCCAACAGACCCGAATAAGAAAAAGGACGACGGTAAGAAGCCATGGTCCGGGCAAACCACTGCATCGATCATGGCCATGTACCCGTGGGCGTCGGACCTTGGGTTAGGGACTCTCATAGTTGACCTAGTCAAAAAAGGTTCGGGGAGCGATGAGATATATGCGGAGATCCGTAAGTCTGAGGGATACAAGAGAGAGATGCAGGGTTTCGTTGACTCCAATGGTCGTCGACGGTTCAGAGACGAAGCAGCTTTCTTACAAGCTCGACGAGATGTCACAAACGTATTAATGGACTTCGGGATGTGGGATCCGGCCACTGATGGGCCTGCGACTGTTGCGGGTGTCTTCGAAGCAGGTATCGATTCCAACGAGCTGGAAGGCAGACTTCAAACTTATCGAGCGTTAGAGACCGGATCTCAAGGCTTGCGGGATGCGTTCTATGTTCATGCAGGAATGCGTGTCGGTGTCGATGACCTCTTTGAAGCTGTCACTTCACTAGATCGAGCTGACGAGCTGATGCGAGATTACGACGCAGCTGTAGCTAACGCTCCTGTCAGCTGGGAAACCTATGTTGAGCGGGCTCGAGAAGTAGCGACTACTCAGGTGGTTACCGAAATGGAAGCAGCTGTCAAAGATGGTTCCGTTACTCAAGCGGAGGCAAACAAGATTTTGGCTATGGACCCACAGTTTGGCCAAGAGCTAATGGGGGCTTTGGCTATGAGTAATGGCGGGTCCTTGTCTTTGGAACAAGTCACTAGGGCTTATTCGTATGCTGTGATGGGATCAGCGGCAACAGATGCTGGTTTCGCTATGCCAACTACAGCTCGACTTCAAGAGTTTGTGAATGCTGGTATCGATAGTTCGAAACTGCGTGGTGCTTATGCTGGTCTTCAACAGCAATCTCCAGCGATTACGGGCATGATGCAGCGAGCTGGTCGGACTCAAATGGGTGTTCAGGAAGCCTTCGAAACCCAAATGCTGGGTCAAGGCAACGAAATTCGGTATGCAGCTGCTGCTGAAGAGGCGTTAGGTCAAGCTACAGGCGGGTTTAGAGCCACTGCTGAAGGTCGAAGAATCACCCAAAGAGGCCGCCAAGCGGCTACTTAGTACACATCATTTGGGTGGTGGGTAGACCGTTCCTCGCAGGTGTCCCCAGTGCCTGTGGGCGTAGGTGATCTGGGCGTAGGAGACACATGGAACTCGACGAATCATTCGAAGAGGAAAGTGGGTCGACCCTCCGGCAAAAGCTGGAGTCGACTCTTAAAGAGAATCAGGAATTAACTAGCGAGTTATCCGGCCTTAAAGCCAAAGAGCTGATATCGGAACAGGGATATGGCCTAGTTAAACCAGATGATCTTACGGGAGTCAGTCTGAGCGAAATGGCTGAAAAAGCTGAAGCTCTCCAAGGAGAGCGTCAAGCTATGCAGGCCGACCTCGCAAAGGACATGCTGGCCAAACGTGGCCTCGAAGGCGATGAATTGGAGAGAGCAGTCAATGACTTCCTCGCTCCAGAAGCTCAAGACACCGCAGCTCATTCAAGGGCTCGAGAAGTTGCAGCGGTGGGTGGTGTATCCACCCCGGCTAACAACACTCAGAACTTGATGGGGCTCGATGCGATTGATGCAGCTCTTCGAGGTACCGGATAACCAGCTCCTACATCCGATTATTCCTATAAGGAGAAATAACTAATGGCCGCAGGCTCATTAAGTCTCCTTGAAGCTGCTAAGTATGGATCGACGACCCTTGGTCGAGGCGTAGTTACTACCCTCATCCAAGAATCTCCAATCATGGAGATGCTGCCGTTCACATCTATTACTGGCAACGCTCTCAAGGTGACAGTTGAGGACACCCTGCCAGATCCTGCCTTCCGTGACGTAAACGAGTCATATACCCGCACAATGGGTACAGACACTGAGCGTTTCTTCGGTTGTGCAATTCTGGGTGGAGAGGTCTTCATAGACAACTACATCGTTCGTGTACAAGCTGACCAAATTTCAGCTAAGGCACGCCAGTATTCGAAGTTCGCTAAAGCAATGTCTCGCACATTCGACGCAAGCTTCTTCGATGGCACTGGCACTTCGAAAGATTTCAAGGGTATCAACGCTCTAATCGACGAAGGTCTTGGTCAGAAAGTTGAAGCTGGCACTAACGGTGCTGCACTTACACTCGACATGCTTGATCAGGGGTTTGATTCCCTTCGTGGACAGTCCGCACCTGACGCACTTTTGATGAACCGTACACTTCGTCGCAAGATCAATAGTCTTGCTCGAGCTGGCAACTTCTCACTAGTTGATGTGGGTACCGACGTGTTTGGCCGTCAGGTCAACATTTACAACGGCACCCCAGTGAGGATCATCGGTGATGACAAGAGCGGCTCAGCCATTCTTGACTTCGATGAAACTCAAGGTTCGTCAAGTGTGACCAGCTCCATATACGCCATCTCCTTCGGGACTGATGAAAACGTGTACGGCATTCTGGGTCTTGGTGGCTCTTTCGATGTCAAAGACTTTGGTGAAACTGAAGCTGCTCCGGGTCACCTCGGACGAGTTGAGGTATACCCCGGCATCGTCGTAGCTAACAGCTTCTCTGTTTGTCGTGTCCACGGCATAACGAACGCTTAAGGAGGCTGACGTATGGCACAAGCATCAACATCAGTAGGACCGGGTACAACAATCCGGGACGCAAAAACAGCAAGTAACGTCATCTTGGCTCAAGGTAACGTGTCAGCAGATAATGCTGGCACAACGGGGATCCAAGTTGATCGCCCTTGCATGGTCACCATCGAAATGGTTCTCGGGGCAATTGCTTCCGGTGTAACTGGCTTCGATGTTGAGATTCAAGGTTCAGATGTTTCTGGTTTCGGTAGCGGAGTGGTCTCTTATGGCCGTTTCGATACCGTCGGAAACGCTGACGATGACACAACCCGTCAATTAACTGCACAGGTATACAAAAAGTACCTGCGTGCGGTGATTGACCACTCAGGTTCCGGCAACTGCAACGTGGGGCTTTTCGTCCGCACGCCGCATGACCGGCGCACAGATAGCACCACTGCTTAAGGGTGCTCCTCGTGGATGGGGTCCGCTCTCCTCGCATAGGGCGGGCCCCAATTCCACATCTCGAAAGGTCTTAAATTTTTATGTCCACTGAAACCACTGATTCAAAAACGTGGGACGTTCTGGCCACTGTTGAGAAGTGGCATAACGCCGCTGATCGCAAGGCGGGTCTCCCGCCAGATGAGGTGGTTGAAAAGAAGGACAACCTGCTTCTTAACGAAGGCATCACTGTTCTGCTCAATCTTCTTATTGGTGAGTCAGCCACTGCCTTTAATAACAGCAACGCCTACATTGGGGTAGGAACCTCGACGACTGCTGCGGCTGCCGGTCAGACCGGCCTGCAAGCAACTGGGTCGGATGAGGATTACCAAGGCATGGAGTCCAGTTACCCACAAGTCTCTGGTCAGACTGTGACGTTCCGATCTATTTGGGCTTCTGCTGAAGGCAACTTCGCTTGGAACGAGTGGACTGTTGCGAACGGGTCGAGTGACTCGGCAACGAACCTCAACCGGAAGGTTGCGGCTCTTGGGACAAAAGCTTCAGGGTCCGAGTGGACGTTGACCGTAGCGATAACGGTGTCCTGATATGGCAACCGCATACCCCGCAGCGTTAGACACGACTACTCAGCAGCCGAACATTTCGGCATCTGATGAGATGGATGATTCAGGTAAGGAACACGATGTTGTTCACACGAATCATTCGCAGGCAATCATTCAGCTCGAGGAGAAACTGGGTATCGGTGCGTCCGATGCTTCTGATGCCTCGACGAATCAGACTCTTGTTCGGCAGGCGAATGGGCAAACGAACTGGGCGGCGGTTCCGGCATCTACGCCGACGACGATCACGGTTGCCGATACGACCGATACCACTTGTTCGGTGGCCTTGTTTGAGTCGGCCACTGGGGACTTGGCTCCGAAGACTGACGCCGGAGTGACGTACAACGCTAGCACTGGAACGTTGACAGCTACTTCGTTTGGTGGTTCGGCCGCTCTGACAGGCACACCAACTGCACCTACTGCTGGAGCTGGGACAAATACTACGCAACTCAGCACTACTGCTTTCGTTACGGCTGCGGTGGCTGCTGCTCCATCAACATCAATCCTTCAAGTCCAAGTTTTCAGTTAAGGAATCATCATGGCAACATATACAAAACTGCCTTTGTCTGGAAGTACAAACGGCAAAAACATGCAAGTAACTGGGAATAGCTCAGGGGCATCTATAACAGTCCATACTGCTGTATCTGGTACATCGGATCTCGATGAGGTTTGGTTGTACGCAATGGGCACAAGCGCTACTGCTCGCAAGTTGACGATTGAATACGGTGCTGCGGGTGGTGACATAGACCTAGTTGAAATTGAGATAGGGGCTGAAGGAACTGGTCCTGTCTTGGTTATTCCCGGCTGGGTTTTACAGAACGGGTTAATAGTCAAAGCTTTCGCAGCGGCAACAAATGAAGTGAATCTCAACGGGTTTGTAAACAGAATTACTGCCTAATGTCTTTTCGACAGGACCGACTAAACCCCAGTACCTATATAGCTAACTGGAAAGGCCGTACAAACACGCCTAAG